GGAGGCCACATGGAAGTTACCTTCGCTCTGTTGTGCTTTGCCTCGTCATACGGTAAACCGTCACCCATAAAGTTGTATTGGTCGTGGTGAGGACGCTATCCCCCATAGACAGGCATTACTATACAGCGTATAAGCCCGCTGTCAACCACACCAATCTTTCAGGCAGAGGCTTTCATAATGGCTTATCCCTATCTAGTCCAAGGCATGGACCCACGAAAGTTCTTGTGATGGTTGTCTCTTTACCCTAAAGGCGAGGGTTGGTTTTGCCCGACAACTAGGCTGTAGCCTCTACTTTGCCAGCATCACGTTTTGTTTTGTCTTACTCTTTCATTCTACACTCTAGTATCGGTTTGTCAACAGAAGAAAATTAGAAAAAAATTCCTGCCAATTTGGCAGGTCGTGCGGCCCGGCTGCCAAGATGGCAGGGCCAGAACCCCCTCAAAAGAGGAGGCTGGCCAAGCCGGTCTTGAACATCACGCCACCCAGCAGTGGACGACGCACGTTACGGGTACGCTCCGCATAGAAGTTGCGAATCTTACCATCACAAGTCTGTGCGGTAATAAGATGCTTACTACGCTGGAACATCGGATCATATCGACGATAGTTGCTCTTAGCATTGAGTCGTGCAATGTAATCTTCCGAAAAACGATGCACTTCCAGCACCTTTGCCATGAAACGCTCGGGCTTTCCAGTAACGGGCTGAAGATACTCAAAATTATAGACCTTACCAACCCTAGCATTGCTCAGATTATCACGCAAGCCGGAGTAGATATGAAAAGCGGCAAAACCAACCAGCAAACCAGCAACACCAGCAAACAGAGAAGCAAACAGCATCGTATCGTTCATAATCAAACCTTTCGTATAGAAGATTCACTCAATGCACCAATCATACATCTCTTATCGGCACTTGTCAAGCCTCAACTTTAGGAAGTTTCTTAATCTTCTCCAGAATCTCAGCAACTCCAGCAAAATCAAGAAATCCCTCCACATCGTTAGTAACGGGCGTTGTATAACACAGATCGTCACCCTTAGTAACGGCAACCTCAAAAAGTCCATCACTATTACCATAGGACATGCTATTACAAACAACGCTAGCACCGTAGCCATTGTCAAATTTAAACTGTTTACTATATCCGCCAAGCATTTTTGTTCCTTTCGTTTCTCTGATTATACTCTATGATCGACCGATGCCTAAAGTCTACAGTATAGATCGGCAATTGTCAAGCGGCATCTTCAACAAAATCTTGAACCCAATCCGCATTGATAGCATCGCGGTCGATACCACTATCATTCCACGCAACATTGTCCGGGGTTTCGTAGCCAATATCACCGCCCAAATCTTTCATACAATCAATAAATTCATCGTATGAGGAACACTGTCTAGCAAGATTATACAAACCCTCATCATTATTGATCCAAAGAACCACATTCCAAGTCTCATAATTCTTGAAGCCGTTGTAGGTCATTTTCTTTTCCTCGGGTTATGTTCTGATTCTACAGTAGAATATCGGCTTGTCAAGAGGTAAAACATTATGCCAATTTGGCAGTTTTCGCGGCCGGCCTGCCATTTTGGCAGGACTTATGGTCTTTAGTTATTCTCCGCCATAGTAATCATCATACATTGGCGTGTCGCTATTGTAGTACTCGTCAACACCCCATCCACAAGAGCCGAACGAAGATTCAGCATCGCCATCCATACTATCATCGTCCTCAAAATCATCAAATTCATCCTCGTGATCGTACAGTTCCATATCATCCTCGTGGAAATCATCATAATCGTCATAAAGGTAATCGGGGTGACTCATGACTTTTCCTTTCAGTTAGCGTTTGCCCAAAAGGGCTCACTAGGAACAACTTCGTCCACAATGCCGATGATATCGGCCCAATCCCAAAAGTCAACAGCCATAGCAGGATCGTCGATAGGCTCGATCATACCCTCATCACGCATAGAAGCAAGAATCATGTTCACGCTATCAAAATCTTTCAGCATGGTTTTTTCTCCCTTGTATGCTACTGTTCTACCATACGTTATCGGTTTGTCAACTAGAAAAAATTAGTCGAAAAAAAGAATTTCTTTGGCACACTATTTGCTAGCCTGCCATTTTGGCAGATTGGCCGCGGCCCCTGCCATTTTGGCAGGCAGCCTTTTGTTACATATTTACAACCCAAGCAACAACGCAACCAAAAATGAAAGAAACACTAAGTAAAACCTTGTCGCCAATAGTAAGACTCATTATTCTTTCCTTACTGGAAAAATAAGATCACAAACACTATAAACACAAACAACACCAACAATAAATCCCACACCCATTAGTACCCAGTTATTATCGACCATCCTTGGCCCCTTTCTTTAGAATTTTTCTTTCAGCAATTTTTGAACTTCGCTTTCATAATCAATCTTTGTAAACTTTTGCCGCTCATTATAGGCATCTTCTGCGATACCTAAAATGGCCATAACAAATCCGGCAAAAATTACAAACATAAGCATACAAAAAAGATAAACAGGAATCATGAAACCACCATACCTTCCATGAAAGGATAATCCTTACCATTCAACCGAACGAACCATTCAAACTTACGCTGGTACACCTTGACGGGACTATACTTGTTAATTCTATCCTTTGTGGTGCTGGTTGTCCATCCCCCCGAACGAAGGGTATAGGTGCCATCCTCATGAATAGTTACAACGGGCGTACTATGTAGTTCGATCACCACACTATTATTGGGCAGAATATAAGCCCAAGTATTATTACCAATCTTACGATTACTACGATTACGCTTACCCTGTACCATCTTGACCGCTTCGGCGTGAGTCATCTTCTTTTCCTTTTTCTTTAGTTATACTTCATCCGAACCATAATCTCAACCACTTCGGGCTGAACCATCACACACTCCCACATATACCACTTGCAGAAAGTGATCCATCCCTCTTGAGTGATCGTGCCATTCTGAAACATCTTCCACATCATCTCGTACATTGTTCTCTCCTTACTTCTTATATCGGTATTCTACACTCCGAACCTTGAATGTCAAACGGAAAAAATAGTGGAGAAATTTTCCTCTGCCATTTTGGCAGGCCGGGCGCGCCGCCTGCCATTTTGGCAGTTCCCCTACCGTAGTGGGGGTGGCGTTTATTTCATCCCTCCCACCCAAAGGGGGAAACTTCCTCGCCGCTGGCAAGAATCGCAGCATACTGTTCGGCCAGTGCTGCCTTGCGTTCGGCACTACCGGGCTTGCCCACCTTTACGATCATAGTATCCTCGCCACCGTTATATCGAGGATCGGTCTTAGACTTGATACTCTTGCCCATACGGGAAAGACTCTTGCGGTTGAACTTGAGAACCTTTTCGGTTACAAGGTGTCGCTTCGCACCGTCCACACTATAAACGTAGTATGCGTCCTCGTCCTCAATCACCCTATCATCGGGAATCTCAACGAGCATCGGGACGGCAATCCCCAAGAAACACTTTCTGACTTGACGCTTTGCATCTTCGATGATCTTATACTTTGCCATGACTTTTTCTCCAAAGGATACCGGGATTATAGGGACTAGAGACTAATAATCAACCCCCCATTCGGGAATTGGCCAAACCTCTATTTCAGCCTCACAATGCTCTCCGCACCGCGGACAAACTCCCTGTTCTGCACAAATCGGGGTCATCATTTCTCCGCAGCAATCCGAAACAATAAGAATATCGTTTTGCATTTTCTTTCTCCTCTTGCTTTCTTTCCCTAAGTCTACATTTAGTATCGGCAATGTCAACTGGAAAAAATTAGAGGGAAAAAGATTATTTTTGGCATAGGATTTGCTCGTGCAAAAAGTGTGCCGAAAAAATATTTTATTTTTGGCATGAAATTTGCAGCGCCTGCCATTTTGGCAGTTGGCGCGCGGCGCCTGCCATTTTGGCAGCTTGGCTGCCGTTTTGGCTGGCTACTGCCATTATGTCAGCCGATAGGATCGGCTGTTACAGTAATATTACTATGCTGTTCTAACATATACTTCATTAGTAACACTCGGCATAACACTGTTATCACAAATAGTAACAAGCCAGTGTCGTCCGCTACCATCCTCGGGCCGAATGCCATTTATAATACCACGAATGATAGCCCCCTGTGGATCATGTAGCACGATTGCAACACGCCCCCTATCCATCATCTTTTGGCAAAGCCAATCATAACTATAAACCGGCACCTTACTATCCACAACCATACCAGAAAGAATCATGTTACTATTCCTTTTCTGTAATAAACTTCTCGATCAGTCTATCATACTCTGGCAAATATCCTAATTCTTTCAGCATTTGCAATGCAACAAGCAATCGGCACGATAGTACGTTAGCCAATCACCAAGTCGCTGGGGCTTCCTCCGAGCCTATGAAGCCCGACGGCGTTCGCTGGCTCGTCGCGATTCGCACAGCCATGCGGCCCAGTGTACGGGTGGAGTTTCACCACTTCCGCAACGGGATGCCACCTACCGGCTTCCTCATCCATGAGATTTACAGGCACATCGCCAAGGCGATTTTGTGCGGCTTGCAGGGTCTTGATGAGTTGCGAAAGTTTCATTTCTATTCCTTTTACTAAATGATATTACCATCACCACGAATACGATACATAATACCGCCGATACTATACAGACTTATACCTTCGCCCAAGTGTCGAACAAACGTAGCCGAATATCCATGACGGGCGACCAATCGACTAAGCGTATTTTGGACTTGAATTGTCATGTTACTATTCACCGACTAACGGCGACCCTTTCATTCTTACAGTGTGAGAACATAAGCGTAAAGTACATGCCCGGATACTTTTTGGCAATGTACTCGGCTGCCGTACTCTTGCGATTATCGGTGGCACTCACACCTTGAACCACGTTACCATCCTTGTCGATTACATTCCAAACCTTCTTTTTCTCCAGACGCGGGAGGCTACCGATAAAACTGTTGACGTTCGTGGAGTTTTCCATTTTTCTTTCTCTCTTTCTTTACTCCTGTTATACATACCTTATCGGCAATTGCAAACAAAAAAAATAAGGGAAAAAATATTTTTCTTTGGCACGATATTTGCTATGCCAATTTGGCAGGATATTTGGCACAAGATTTGCTACATCTGCCATTTTGGCAGTTGGCCCGCTCCATCTGCCATTTTGGCAGTTAATCTGTCATTTTGGCATTTGGCACGATATTTGCTAGTCTGCCATTATGGCAGGCTCGAATCGTGCGGTTTGGGTACTACAGTTTTCCTTATGGTAAATAGTTTAGAGTGTACCAGATTGCATCCCAAGTATCCATACCATCCGCGACCGCGGACGAAAAAACGTCATCGAAACAGTAAAGGCTAAGATAGTGTCGCATGATAAACTTTCTACCCCCATAGGGGGGAGGGTCAAAGCGTCCCGAAAAACGTCGGTCTATACTTTTGGTCACTCCCCACGGCCGACAAGTGCGGGAAGGGGAAAGTCACTCCAAGCATAATCATAGCACTCGTCAAGGTACACGGTAGCATACTTGCTAGTGTCTTGCAATTTCACAACGATCATTCTCCCCTTATCCCCCATATGTTGAACCTTGGCAATTTCACCCGTAAAAACTTTATCGTCCCGGTTGCGGATGGCACTGAAATACATTCCCGGAACGGCCTGGATAGTCATATACATTTTTGTTTCTCCTGCTAAGGTTTCGTTTCGTTCTGCCACAAGTCTATCATAGGTATCGGCAATTGCAAGAAAAAAAAATAGGGAAAATGATAGTGGGGAAAATTTCATCGCTCGAGTTTTTTGGTATGCTATTTGCTTGTGTGGCCGATGGGGTTTTTCTGTTTCCCCCCAATAGTGGGGATTGTGGCCGCGGCGGCGGCGGTGGTCTAAAAACAATAAGCCATCCCATATAGAATTGGCCAGTTTATTAGCCACTATCTATAAAAAAGAGCAAGCCTCTGTGAAGCTTGCCCCTTTAGTACCACGAATCTTTTAAAATGACTCAAACAGCGCTTGATTTTTTGCGACGACCTCTTGGCTTGTTCACACCCAGCTTGCGTCGTTGACGACGAACCATACCATAAGTAACATTTTCGCCCGTCATTTCGCTTAGTTTTTTGGCCAACTCCAAATCACTAAAAGAATTGATATTATCCCGTATAAACTGAAGTTCCGCATCGTTCCATTTTTTATAAGTTGCCATAAATAGTTTCCTTATTTGACAAAAAGTGTACAAAACATAATATATAGTAGAGTTGGTCTTTTTAAAAGCAAGAGGTTATTATGAATATTGACCAAATTTCCCCCAGCATACTTCACGTTACTGCATCAAACAACTTGGATGTTAGCGAAGATCTTAAACAAGAAGGTTCCAAAACCATAGCCGAACTATTAAATGAAGAAAAAAAAGAAGACGATTGATGAAAATGAATTCTTAAGAGTACTAGACATTATTAGCAAAAAATTAGCATATAAGTTTAAATTTGGATATCATGATTATGATGATATGAAGCAACAGATTAGTATTTTTGCTCTTGAGGGTCTTAAAAATTATGATCACTCTAGGCCACTAGAAAATTTCTTATGGACCCACGTTAGAAATAGACTCTTTAACTATAAGAGAGATAACTATCAAAGACCCAATAAACCATGCTTAACTTGCCCCCTATACGACCCTCACTGTAAAAAGAGCAACAGCGAATGTGAACAGTACTCTAACAAAAATGATTGTTCATTATACGAAAGTTGGATAAACAGAAATAATACTAAAAAGAATCTGATGCATCTTACCAACATAGAAGATACAAAAGATTTTTGTAGTAACGATGATTTATTAGCTGATAATATTATGACCAAAGAAATTCTAGAACTAGTAGAAAACAATCTTAATGGCGAATATCGCACAATTTATCTCAAAGTTAAAAGCGGCATAAAAGTTCACAAAAGCGATATGGATAAATTAACAGCTAAATTAAGGGAGATAATAAACAAAGATGGCTAAGAAAAGAGGTCAGCTTAGTTTAGACGAAGAAAAGTTTATAAGAGATAATATAAACACACTATCCATACAAAATATAGCGGATCAATTAAATAGAAATATCGATCCTGTTAAAAGATATATTGATGAAGAAAAGTTATTTAGCAGCGAAGATAAAAATGAAAACGAAAATCTAAAACGCAAGTTGCATAGTAAAACTTTCTGGAACGAGATACTACGACAATTTGATAGTGATAGCGGCGAATTAGAATACTTTGAGGATACTTGGGTGGGACTAATCAAACAATTTAGAGAGGACGTTTTGCCCGCTGAAGAACTTCAGATCAAACAATTTATAACTATTGATATTCTTATTAATCGAAGCATGAAAGAGCGAAAACGCCACATTAGCGAAACTGAAAAACTTCAAAAATTAGTTGACAAAGAATATGAAAAGCCCGAAGACCAAAGAGATGTCCCGAAATTGGCCAACCTGGAAACTCAACTTAGTTTTGCCCGAAATAGTATAGCTAGTTACACAAACGAATATACCAAGCTGCTCAACGAACAACAAAAAATTAGCAAAGATCTTAAGGCCACCAGAGAGCAAAGAATCAAAAGAATAGAAGATGGAAAAAGTAGCTGGGTGGGTTTGATAAGAATGCTAGAGGACGAGGCCATAAGAGAAAAAGAGGGGCGCGAAATGGAAATACTAGCATTAGCCACAGACAAAGCTAAAAGTAAATTATATGAATATCATAATTTTGCAGATAAAAATGTGGATATTCCCATACTCAATCCAGAAGCACTAGAGAACCATTCTAATGAATAAAAACTATAATCGTAGAATTAATGAAGAATATGGAGATTGGATAGTAATTGATCTAGACGAATCTAGACTTCGTTCAAATATGAACGGTGTTCATTTGCACTATATTTTAGAATGTAAAAAATGTAAAAAACGTAGAATCGTAGCTGCTAATGATCTATCAAAATTGAAAAAATGTCAGAAATGTAATCAAACTAATTTACTTGATAGAAAATTTGGAAAAATTACTATTATAAAAAATGATGGATATGATTTTAGATATGGTCGTAAACGTCCTAAATGGATAGGTAGATGTGAATGTGGAGTAGAAAAAAGCTATCTACAAGATCTTCTATTACGAGGAGATATTAATAGTTGTGGTAAATGCTCTAGACCAAAAGGAGAGCAGCATCACAATTATAATCCTCTTAGTGATAGATACAACAGAAGAGACTCAACAGAATACAAGACATTTGCTAAACAAGTTTTTCAAAGAGATAATTATAAGTGTATTATTTGTGGCAGTACTAAAAAACTTAACGCTCATCATCTTAATGGCTGGCATTGGTATCCTCAAGGAAGATTTGATCCCAATAACGCTGTTACTCTTTGTGGACATCGAAACGGCTGCCATATGACATTTCATAAAATGTATGGGAAAAAACTTAATACAAAAGTTCAATTCGATCAATTTATTCATTTTCAAAAAAAATAGATTGAGAAAAAATAATGAAAAATCATGATCCTTTTACCATAATTGTTGATACGCGAGAACAAACTCCGTGGGAATTTGGTTTCCATAATACGGCTAAAAGAAAATTGGACACGGGTGATTATAGTATGGAAGGATACGAAAGTTTGTTTACCATAGAGCGCAAGCGCAGCGTGAGCGAAATTGCTAATAATTTAAGCGAAAATCGATTCAAAGATGTATTAGAGCGACTGGGACGTATTCCACACAGTTTCATGATTATGGAATTTAGCATAGATGAAATTTATCAGTTTCCTGTGGGCAGTGATGTTCCCAAAAAGATGTGGGATAAATTGCGTATTAGTGGAAACTATATAATCAAGTGTTTATTAGAAGCTCAACTAAACTATAATATTCATGTGTTATTTTGTGATGATGCTGAAAATGCCGAAAGAGTGGCCGTAAGTTTAATGAAAAGAATATACGAAAAATATGGCAAACCTAATATTTGACAATGCCTGGCTAGATCTGGGAGATCTCGATAAAATAGTTATTCCGACCAATCATATGATTGGCCGAAGCAAAGAAGATATAGAAAATCCTGATTTACATTTATTACGACTATTAAAAGACCCACGATATTTTGGTACCACAGTAAAACTATTATTCGATATAGAACTTCATCCTATTCAGATAGCTATATTACAAGAATTTTGGATTCGACCATTTCCTATGTTTGTGGCTAGTCGTGGTTTTGGTAAAATGTTAAGACCAGACGAACAACTAAGAACCCCGAATGGCTGGACCACAATGAAAAATATTAAAGTTGGAGATAAAATTTATGGCGGAGACGGTAAATTAACAACAGTTATTAATAAAACAGATCTACAAAATAATTTAGATATGTATAAAATAACGCTAAGAGATGGTAGAACCATAGAATGTTGTGGAGATCATCAGTGGAAAGTATATAGTCAAAAAAATAAAAAATGGAATGTATTGAAGACTAAAGAAATGCTAGATTTTAAAAGAGATAGAATTGGAGGCAAGAGCAATGGAAAAGAATATTTGTATGCTCTTCCTATTAATAAGCCTTTAATAGAGGAAGAACCCCAAGATCTTCCATTACACCCATATATTGTTGGTGTGCTTTTGGGGGATGGATGTTTGACACAAAATAGAATAACTTTTAGTAGTACGGATCAACATATTGTAAATAGAATCAATAGTTTACTACCCATGGGATATTATGTGTCCACCCAGGCAGATGGTATTACTCATGGTATTAATACTACTACTAATATACCATTCTATAAGATTATAGAACAAATTGGTATACATAAATTAAACAGTCACAATAAACACATACCATTAAATTATTTATATGGTTCATATGATCAAAAAATAGCTCTATTACAAGGACTGATGGATACAGACGGATATTCTAATGGAGAATCGGTTATAGAGTATTATACGGTATCATCAGATTTGAATAGAGATACTTTAGATTTAGCTAGGTCTTTAGGTATTCACTGTAAATCTACTAAGAAATCATCTATGTTTCGTGGTAAAAAATATGCTGATTGTCATAGGATTTCAATGTATACAAACGAGGCTATTTTTAGTTTGCCTAGAAAATTAGATTATCTTAAACACACAATATCAAAACAAGGTCAATCAAAATACGACAAGGTATTTATTACAAATATAGAGCATATTGGTAAAGGTAGTGGCTATTGTATAATGGTTGATAATGATGATAGTACCTATATTACTAAAGATTATATCGTTACTCATAATTCATTTTTAATGGCTATGTATTGCACATTAAAATGTATCTTTGTGCCGGGCACCAAGATTGTGGTGGTTGGTGCAGCTTTTAGACAGAGTAAAATCATATTTGAATATATGGAAACATTGTGGCGAAATAGTCCTATTCTCCGTAGCATCTTTAATGGAAACGATGATGGTCCGCGTCGTGATGTGGACAGATGCACAATGAGATTGGGCGAAAGTTGGACAATAGCGGTTCCTATGGGTGATGGTAGCAAGATCAGAGGTTTAAGAGCACATATTATCATCGCAGACGAGTTCGCATCAATTAGTCCAGAAATTTATGAAACGGTAGTATCAGGTTTCGCTGCTGTTAGTGCTAGTCCTATTCAAAATGTTAAAGAAGAAGCTAAAAAAGCAGCTATGACAGAGGCTGGATTATGGAATGCTGAATTAGAAGCGGTACAAATTAAAAAGGGAAATCAAGCTATTATAGCTGGTACAGCAGATTATAGTTTCAAGCATTTTGCTAGTTATTGGAAAAGATACAAAGCTATTATTAATAGCAGGGGAGATCAGCGTCAATTAGAGGAAATATTTAAAGGTGAGGTTCCAGATAGTTTTAACTGGAGAGACTATAGTATTATTCGTATTCCATACGAACTCATTCCCAAAGGATTCATGGACGATAAACAGGTAAGCAGAGCCAAAGCTACTATTCATACTGGTATCTATAATATGGAATATGCGGCTTGTTTCACAGAAGATAGTGATGGATTTTTTCGTCGTAGTCTAATAGAAAGTTGTGTTACTAATGAATCTAAACCAATCATTGTTAATGGTCATAATGTTTTATTTGATGTATCAACAAAAGGGAATCCTGATCTTCAATATGTTTATGGTATAGATCCAGCTAGCGAAAAAGATAATTTTACTATAGTTATTATAGAACTACACAAAGATCATAACAGAATAGTTTATGGTTGGAGCACCAATCGTAATAACTTTAAGGATCGTCAAAAAACAGGATTAGTTAATGAATATGATTTCTATAGTTTTTGTGCTAGAAAAATTCGTAATTTGATGAAAATTTTTCCTTGTGCCAGAATAGGGTTAGATGCTCAGGGTGGTGGTGTGGCTATCGAAGAAGCACTACACGATCCTGGCAAACTAGAAGAAGGTGAAAATTTAATCTGGCCAGTAATAGATATGAATAAACCAAAAGATACTGATGATCAAAGCGGTTTGCATATTCTGGAACTAATTCAGTTTGCACGAGCAGATTGGACAAGTCAAGCTAATCATGGATTGCGTAAAGATCTTGAGGATAAAGTTTTACTATTTCCACGATTTGATGCTGTTACTCTAGCACTAGCATTGGATAGAGAAAATAAGGATATATTAAATAGCGATATTAATAATGTGTACGATAGCGAAAGTGAGTGTGTGCTAGAAATTGAAGAACTCAAAAATGAATTAACAACAATAGTCATGACTCAAACTAGCACTGGTCCAAATGCTAGAGATCGATGGGATACTCCAGAAGTTAAACTACCCAATGGTAAAAAGGGTAAATTAAGAAAAGATAGATACAGTGCTTTATTAATAGCTAATATGATAGCTAGACAAATGAGCAGAAGTTTAGAACCAGTTTCATTTGATATAATTGGTAATAACTTAGCAGAAGTGGCCAAAACAGATGGTCAAATGTATAAAGGACCAAACTGGTTTACAGAAAACGCAAACACTAATATATATGGTGGGATTTATCGCTAATTGGTGTAAAAATAATAATATCATTAACGAATCAATCATGATTGTATTAATTTTATGATTATAACCGATCTAAATTACTGTAAAAGATGTCGTAAGCCAAATTTAGTCTCCAATAAAAATAGAACTAATTATTGTACTAAATGTGCAGCTAATATTGGTCGTAATCCATACACAAGATACTCATCCTCTTCCAATTTTATTAATACTTCTTTTGAAGATGCTATTGATGGAGATTATTGGAATGGATTTACAAAAATAAAATATACAAAACAAATCATACAAAAAATAATTGATAAATTTAATAATATTAATCATGTTATTTCTGATAATAAACTTTATAAATTTAAGAATTTTGTTAATCAGCCCTTTTTATATCTTGTTTCTGATGGCAAAAAAAACTTATTAAAAATTGGACAAACAGTAAATCCTTTTAATAGATTTAGTCAATATCACAATATATCTGAACATAAACCAATTAGATTTGATTTATTCAGCGTTGGATCGTTTATAGAACAAGATCTATATGAAGATAAACTTAGAAATTATTTAGAATTTTTAGGATATTTATTACCAAAAGACAACACAAACTGTAGACTTAAATATATTTAAGAAAATATTATGCCTAGAAAAAAATATCCAAAGAGTGAGAGTATTCCAGAAGCTCCCAATACTATGCCAGAAAAAGCATATGTTACATGGGACGATAATGACCTAAATAGTAAACAACAAGCTCTGGATGAATCATCTCGTAGTTTAGAAGAATTTGGCTTATTTGCCAACAAGTCCACAGCAGCAACTAGTCGTTTCAGAAACTTTATGAATTTGGATGGGCCGATATCTGGCCGTCCAGGTTTAACAAAGAGTGATTATGACTATTTTAGACCAGACGAAGCTGTTCCCACAGAGATCAAAGCGATCTTTGCTATGGCTGATCAGATCTATAACAGAGTTGGATTAGTTAAAAACGTTATTGATCTTATGGGCGATTTTGCTAGTCAGGGCATAAGATTAGTTCATCCCAATAAAAGAATAGAAAGATTTTATCGTAATTGGTTTGAGAAAGTAAAGGGCGAGGAACGTAGTGAACGCTTTCTTAATCATTTATATAGAGTAGGCAATGTGGTAGTTAATAAACAAACAGCAAAAATTGGTGTTAAAGTTGCTGAAAGTATGTATAGAACAAAAGCTTCTCCAGATTTAATTATTAATAGTGATGAAGAGGTAGTAGAAAAAAGAGAAATACCTTGGAAGTATACTTTTATTGATCCAAGAGTAGTTGATATTGCTGGCGCATCATTAGCATCCTTTGTTGGTAAGAAAAATTATTATATCAGTATACCAGCATCATTACGTAAAATTATTAATAGTCCAAAGAATGAAGCTGAAGCAGCTATCGTAGCTCAGTTACCAGAAGCCATTGTTGAATCTGCTAAGTCCAAGAAACCATATCTTCTAGATCCAAATAAAACACTAGTATTCCATTACAAAAAAGATGATTGGAAAACATGGGCATTTCCAATGATCTACAGTATTATGGATGATATTAGTATTGTGGAAAAACTTAAATTAGCAGACTTAGCAGCTCTTGATGGTGCTATCTCTAATATAAGAATTTTCAAACTAGGTAGTCTAGAGCACAAGATCGCTCCAACACAAGCTGCCGCTAGTAAACTAAGTAATATATTACAGGCTAATGTTGGTGGTGGCACAATGGATTTAGTATGGGGACCAGATATTGAGCTTATAGAAAGCAAAACAGCTGTTCATCAGTTTCTAGGAGAAGCTAAATATGTTCCTCATTTAAATGCTATTTATGCTGGTCTTGGTATTCCTCCAACACTAACAGGAACATTCGGTGCTGCTGGTACAACTAATAATTTCATTAGTCTAAAAACACTAACACAAAGATTACAATATGGAAGAAAAGTATTAACAGCTTTTTGGAAAAATGAGATAGCTCTAGTTCAAAAGGCTATGGGTTTTAAATTACCGGCAAAAATTGAGTTTGATAGAATGGATCTGAGTAATGAAGATGCAGAAAAAGCATTACTAATTCAACTAGCAGATAGAAATCTTATCAGCGATGAGATGATTCAAAAAGCGTTTGGTCTTGATGCTGATATGGAAAAGAATAGACTTAATAGAGAAAATAGAGAAAGAGATAGTGAGCGTATGGTTCCCAAAGCTGGTCCATTTTTCGATGGTGGTACTATTGAAAATAGCATGAAGAAGATGGCTATGCAGCTTGGTCTTGCTACTCCGAGTCAAGTTGGATTAGAACTAGAACCCAAAAAGAAAGGAGAGATGAATGCGATAGAAGTTAAAACAGCATTTGCTCCTCCTAAACCAGCATTTGGTACACCTCCTATCGGTAATGATCAACCAAAGGGACAACCACAACAAGGTCGTCCAAAAAACGTTAAAGACTCTAAGAAGCGTAAAACAAAAGAATTTGCTCCTCAAACCGGGGCATCATTATATCTATGGGCCATAGAAGCTCAAGATAAAATTGCAGAAATTTTAAATCCACAATTTCTAGAATTCTATAATAAAAAAAATATGCGCAGTTTATCTAAAGCAGAGTATGATGAAGCAGAAGTAACAAAAACTAAAATCTTTTTATCATTAGATCCATTGTCAACATTAAGTGAAGAAGTAGTTTTAGCAAAACTCAATACTATTAATAGTATTGATATTAATAATAAAACCGCCCAATATAATAAATTTATCAAGGCTATAAGCATTGATATTAATAGGGCACCGACCTCAGACGAAATCAAGTATACTAAAGCCTATTTTTATCAAACGGTGTATTCCGAATAAGAAAACTAACAAAAGAGGCTATTATGCATATTTATAATTTTGAAAAAATTGATGGTCTTTCAGAGCTTCTTTCTGCTAAATCCTCTATAGTTTATGCATCTTTATTAGAGCAATCAATCAATGAGATTTCTAATTCCAAAGCCAGAAAAGAAAATCAAGCTTTGGCCGGAATAGAGGATACTGATCTATATTACACTCAATCTATTCTTGTAACAACATCATGGAATAAAAATGATGATATTTTTGATGCCAAAGAGGTCTGGCTCGCAAGATCCACGCCCATGCACAAGCCCACAAATCTTGAGCATGATGAGAAGACAATTGTTGGTCATATAACATCTAATTGGCCAATAGATATTGATGGTGAACTAATTGATGAATCTTTACCATTAGATAGCTTACCAGAAAAGTTTCATATTTTAACTGGTTCAGTAATATATAAGGGTTTTACAGAGCCAGAATTAAGAGAAAGAGCTTTAAATCTTATAGAAGAAATAGAAGCTGGTGAAAAGTACGTTAGTATGGAGTGCTTTTTTAAGAATTTTGATTATGGTTTAGTTAATAAGGCTAATGGTAGTTATCATATTTTACCACGAAATGAAGAAACATCATTTTTAACAAAACACTTAAGAGCATATGGTGGACAAGGCGAACACGAAAATTATAAGATAGGAAGAGTATTACGCAATATAACATTCTCTGGAAAAGGCTTTGTTAACAGACCCGCTAATCCAGAAAGTATTATTTTTACCAAAGAAAATCTTAAACAAACCAGTGAGTTGTTAAATATAACAAAAAAATCAAACGAAAAAAATGACGATTCTACAGAAGAAGGTGTATTTTCAAATCAAGCCAACTTAAAGGAGACAAATATGAGTGTTGAATCCACAGCCCCAACATCAGAAGTAACCACAGTATCAGAACCAGAAGTTACAACTGTTGTTGATACTCAAGAAGCCGAAGCAGCTAAAAAGATGCAAGAAGAAATGAGTAAGAAAGAAGAAGAGATGAAGAAAATGAAAGCTGCTTTAGAAGCTATTCAAACAGAACTAGAAGCCACACATGAAGTTTTAGCTGGCTACAAAATGAAAGAAGAAGAAATGGCCAAGAAAGAAAAGAAGATGAAAAGAATGGCCTCTCTTCTAGAAGGTGGATTATCAGAAGAACTCGCTAGCGCCACAGTTGATAAGCTAGAAAGTCTTGATGATGCCACATTTGAAAGTATTGCTGCTCTAGTGGCTGCTGTTAAGCCACCCAAGAAAGATGAAGAAGAGATGAAAAAAGATTCCAAAGCAGAAGAAACCGCTCCTGAAAAAGAAGATGTTTCACTAGCTTTAGAAAATGTTGAAACAGATGATCAAGAAATTGATCTTAGTGTTGGTAGTGAGAGTGAAACAGAAGCGCAAAGTACTAGAGCTGCCTTAGTTGACTTTGTTTGTATTAGATTAGGCAAAAAACTAAATAAGGGAGAGTAAACATGGCTTTAAAATCAGATAGAATTGAAGCTTACACAGATATTTCTTTTTTCTGCAATGATGCCAGTGCAGAGCGTGGCGTTATTGCTGTTCATAGCACCGGCGGAAGCGGCATTGCTATGGACGATTCCGGTGCTGTAGTCACAGCAACAGTTGCTAGTCCATCTGGCAAAATTCCTGCTGGGCTATTGCTCAATGATGTTGTTACTCTTGATCTAACAAGACAACACACCAACTGGCATCGTGATGAAGTACAAACTGGTAGTAAAGTAACACTATTACGCCAAGGTCAAGTAACAACAAATATGGTTGTTTCTGGCGTAGCACCAACAGTGGGTCAAGATGCTTACTTTGGTGTTAATGGCAAACTAACCAATGTTAGCACAGCTGGTGCCACATCATCTGGTGTTAAGGTTGGTCGTTTCCTAAGTGTTCTAGATGCCGATGGTTACATCAAAGTAGACATTAATATAACTTGATAAGGGAGAAAAACATGGCCAATAGAAAATTTGATCCTACTCCAGAACTAACAAATCTTCTTGTTAAGTCTGGTTCGTTACACAAAGAAGAAGCTTTAGCTGCTAATCATGAATTTGCAAAGGCTCTAGAACTTCCTCTTCGTCAAGGCGTACTTAGTGGTAATATTCTTGATGACATTTTCGAGCCAATTCAATTAGCTCAAAGTGCCACTCCAGAGTTCCCACTAGACTTCCTTGCTCCAGGTACTGAAAAAGACTTTGTGGCTTATACCATTCCTAATCATGGTTATATTCCACAGAAGCACGTTGAAGGCGACTATGTTATGGTTCCAACCTATGACATTGGTGCCAGTATCGATTATCTTCTAAAGTATGCTCGTGACGCCCGTTGGGACGTTGTTGGTCGTGCTATGGAAGTTCTCGAAGCTCAATTTGTTAAGAAAATGAATGATGACGGCTGGCATACTCTACTTGCTGCTGGTGTTGATCGTAACATCGTTGTTTACGACGCTGATGCCAGTGCTGGTCAGTTCAGCAAGAGACTAGTTTCTCTTATGAAGACAGTAATGCGCAGAAACGGCGGTGGTAACAGTGCTAGTAACAATCGTGGTATGCTAACAGATCTTTATGTTAGTCCAGAGGCAATGGAAGACATTCGCAACTGGGGTCTAGATCAAATCGACGAAGTTACTCGTCGCGAAATCTATACAGCCGCTGATGGCAGTGTTAATCGCGTTTTCAGTGTTAATCTTCATGATAGAGACGAGCTCGGTGAAGGTCAACAATATCAACTATTCTATAGTAACGTTCTTAGTGGCACATTACCACAAAATGCTGGTGGTGACAGTAATAACGACAAGGTTGAAATTGTTGTTGGTCTTGATCTTCGCAAGAGAGACAGTTTCATTATGCCAGTTCGTCAAGAAGTTCAAATCTTTGAAGATGATACACTACATCGTCAGAAAAGAGCCGGCTTCTATGGCTGGGCAGAACAAGGCTTTGCTGTTCTAGACAACCGCAGAGTACTACTTGGCGCTCTCTAATCTGAGAAGATTAATGTTACTTTAAGAAAAAGGCTGGCCTTGTGCCGGCCTTTTTTTTTAGGTGTATAATATACTGTACCCTCTTTTAAATATCTGAAAGGACCTATTTATGGCGTGGCAAGATGAAATGGTTATTACCACAAGGGTTCTTATTAATGATCTAGATACTCCTTATGATTTTAGTGATGAAAGATTAGCACAAGTTTTAGTAGTTGCTGGTAAATATGTACAATTTGATATTAATGTTGAATATTCTTATACTATTGATGTTGTGGGAATAAATATTACTCCAGATCCGACAATAAATAATGATAGTATTTTTATCAGCATGTGTTGCTTGAAAGCAGCATGCATAGTTGATCAAGGTAATTTAAGAACCAAAGCAGCATTAGAGGGTATTAGAACCTCGCTAGGGGCCGCTAGTTTAGATATTGGTGGATCATTAACGGGGTGGCAGGCTATTTTAGATAGAGGTTCCTGCGCAGTATATGATGAATTAACGAGTCATTGGGATGTTAGAAATGCTAGTGCTTTTGCTGCTGTGCTTAGTCCATTCGTTAATAATAGATATGATCCTCGTTATCTTAATGTTGGTCCATTTAGAAATGTTGGTAATAATGACTTTTATTCGTGAGATAATTTATGGTATATCCTGATTTCTCAGCCCTTAAAAAAGTTTATAATAACCATATTGATTCAATTCTAGCTAGTACTGGCTTAGCTACCAGATGTGATTTTAATTTTGGTACCACAAATCTGAATGTTTGTCCAAATTGTATATATGATGTTAGTTTAAAAAAATCATCTGGTAAATATAAAAGTGGTGGTCCAGTACCATTTGTGTTAGGAAAAATATGTCCATATTGCAATGGTGTTGGGTCATATGGAATTGAAAAAATTACTACTGGATATTTAGCTGTTATATGGGATTATAAAAAATGGATCAACCCCCCTCCTCAAATTAATAATCCTAATGGTTTTATACAAACTATTTGTGATAAAACTTATTTATCAGATATACGACAGTGTAAGGATATGACTGTAATTTATGATAGCACTGGATCTAATCCAGTTTTTAGACTATATGGAGAACCCAACCCTGCTGGTTTGGGTGATAATAACTACTTATTTTGTATGTGGGAACTTACTGGCTCAAGTAATAAAGTACCAGTCACACTAACTCCAACCCCAACCCCAACTCCGACTCCGACGCCAACCCCAAGTGGTCTATAATGCAATTTGATCTTAAACTCATAGAAACAGATAAACAAATTAGTGCTAAAATTCTACAAGCATTAGTTCCTGAGATAGATAATTATCTTAAAACATCTTTAAATGAACTACGCAAAATATTACCCAGTAATATAAAATCTATAATACAAAATACTCCAGAATATAATTCCTTAATCGGAGGGCAACTTCAATTTGAACTAGGTATTCCTGATCCATCAAGTTCTTTAGTGAATATTATTAATATATGGTCAACTAATATTAAGATCGAATATAATGGTCCAAAAATTTCAAATGATAGAATCAAAGCATCTTTTAGTGTTTCATTAATACGAAGCGACTATGCAGACGTATTGTCATCGAATGATGCGCTAGTTATAGATAATTTAAGAGGATATAGTCTGCCTTGGTTAGAATGGTTATTATTAGAAGGAAATAAAATTTTAGTGCGTAAACAACAGGTTGAATTTGGTCCTAATAAAGCATCTCGTACTGGAAACGCTATTATGAGAATGTCTAATAAATCGTGGAAAGTTCCATCAGAATTTTCTGGAACGATAACAAACAACTGGATCACAAGAGCTATAGATAATAATGAAAATCAAATATATGCTTTATTAGATAAGGTATTTATATCATGACTAATTGCGAACATAATATTGTATTCAAGGGAGTAAATAGTATTTCTCAGGACTTGCTTCTAAATATACTAGAAGCAAATTTTAAGATGTATCTCGATTGGGCGTTTTTAAATATAGGCGGCTGGTTTGATGCTAGTATTAATACTAGTACCTTATATGGTATAAATCAACACTCTAAACTATTACCCGTACATGATCCATCATATCAAGATGGTAGAGTTTGGCAGGGTATACGAAAAGACTGGGTATGGGAAACAGACATTACATTTAATAGTTCTAGTCCACTACCAATTTCTAGTGTTGTTGTTGGCTCTAATACTATAAATAAATCTGATAATTTTAGTATTAATTATCCATTGGGTAGAATTATATTTAATACCCCGATAAACATAGCTTCAAATGTCAATTTAAATTATAGTTATAGGTTTGTGCAAACTCATAGATCAAGTGAAAGTCCTTGGTTTAATGTTCTTCAATATAGTTCTCTTAATACATCTAATGCAGACATTAAATTAAATGACGATGGTGAGTGGTCAATAGGTGGCCATCATAGAATACAAATGCCTTGCATAATTATTGAACCTCTATCACGATCACGATCACGACCCTATGAAATAGGAAATAGTTTACTATGGTTAGAACAAGATATTGCTTTTTATATATTAGCCGAAAATAAAAATGATCGTAATAAGCTACTTGATATATTAAGACTACAACAAGACGCTACATTACAACTGTTTGATACTAATGAATTAGCTCAAAATGATAATTATCCATTAGATTATAATGGAGATATCAAAAATAATATGATAATGTATCCAGATATAGTATCAACCTACCCTTGGAGAAAATGTTTTATTAAGAATATTAGCCTATTTGAAATAGATTCTCCTGTTCCTAATTTACATCAAGGCATGGTTCGGGCCACTTTGGAGATAATTTCAACTTGATTTTACTTTTTTTTGTGTATATAAGATCATAGGTCTAACAAAGCACAATACAATAAACTTTCAAATCTACTCTTAGTGGAGATTAATTATGGCCAATAATCGTATTTATTATGCAATCCAACAGGTACAACTAGGCCCAGCTGCTAGTAGTATGACAGCAGTTCATGGATTACAAACTGTTGGAGTAACAACAAACTTTAATCTAGAACAAGTATTCGAAATGGGTCAATTGGCCATTTATCAAAACGTTGAAAATGTACCAGATATTGAAGTAACTCTCAATAAGGTGCTTGATGGTTATCCACTACTATATGTGCTAGCAACAGAAACAGGCACAAGTGTAGGCACAGGCTTAACTGCTGTTAATCCAACAATTCCTGGCCGTCAAAATGCTCGTACTGACATGAGACTAGCAATTTATAGTGATACCAATACATCAGCTAGTGGTAATTCCTTTAGTGCAGTAACATGTTCTGGTATGTATGTTAGTAGTGTTAGTTACACATTCCCGGTTGATGGTAATTTTACAGAAGATGTGACCTTGGTTGGTAATAATAAGGTATGGGGTGGTACTGTTACTGGAGCTTTCAATAATACCGATGCCCCAATCGCTGCTCAAGGTGTTGCTCGTAGACAATTCTTAAGCATGGCTAATTGTCGTTTTCCAACACAAATTCCTGGCATTAGTAGTAGTGGGACAAATGAAGCTATTGGTAATGGTAGTGGTTTTGCGGTACATTTCCAAAATATCACAGTAAGTTGTGATTTTGGCCGTGATGCTATCCAAGAACTCGGTACTTTTGCTCCATATCACAGATTCGTAACATTTCCCGTAGAAGTAACTTGCGAATTTGAGGTTGTTGCAGTTAGTGGCGATGGTATTAATGCTACAGAAAGCGGCTATTACGCTGGCTTAACTGGTACTACTGTAGCAAGTCCAAGTCTTCCACAATGCTCTGGTAGACACAATCTACTAGATCAAACTATCTTCCTAGAAACCTGCGAAGGTACAAGAATTTATCTTGGTACCAAGAATAAACTTACTAGTGTTAACTATACTGGTGGCGATACTGGCGGTGGTAATGTTAGTGTAACATATAGTTATAGTACATTTAACGATTTCGTAGTTGCTCATAGTGGTGGTAATTTCTATAGCCAACTTGCTAATAGTACCTACACACCAGTCTAGTAATAGTACTAGATTGGTTTCGATTGAGACAAAAGACGATGGATATTATCGGGGACTATGGATCAAAGAACGCTTCAAATATATCTATCCAGAATACTATCTGGATTTTATTTATTTGTTTACAATAATACTAAATATAAACTAGTATATCCTGATATAAACATAAAATATGAAGCGGAACTTTATGCTGAACAGGAATATGAGGATAATAAATTTAATGATTGGATTACTGAAGACAATATCATAGATAGTTTAGTTAGTATGGGAGTATGGAATTATGGTGGAGATGATAATCTTAAAAATCTAGAAAAACAAATAGATGATCTTAAAGTAGATATTTTTAAGAATTTTTTAAATCCTACCAAATTAAAAACACTAAGACGCACATTAGCTAATACTAAAAGAGCTTTTAATACACAATATGGTATTAGACATTCATTGGACCAATATACAGCTAGTGGATATAGTCAATATATTAAAAATCAATATATTCTAATTCATAGTTTATATAACATTAACAATGAAAGAATTTTTAAGAGTATAGAAGATACAGATCCTAATTTATTAAATTATCTTTCTAATAGTATATCTGAACATACTATTGATATCTCAATTTTTAGACAAATAGCTAGAAGTGATATTTGGCGTAATTATTGGAGTGCTAATAATGATAGTTTATTTGATAAATCTGTTGTTAACTGGACAGACGAACAAAAAACGTTAGTTGTACTAACAAAAATGTATGATAGCGCATATCAACATCCAGAATGCCCTCCGGATTCTGTTATAGAAGATGACGATATGTTTGATGGATGGATGGTAGTACAAAAACGTGAAAACGAAAAGACCAGAAATAAGAATAGAACAGAAAAACTATTAGAGGGGAAAAAATTAAATAAAGCTGGAGAGGTCTTTATAATGGCAAATTCACAAGAAGAGGCTAATAGTATTTATGACTTGAATGAAAATTCATCCAGACATATAATAAGAGAAAGAGAATCTGTAATTAAACAATCAGAAGGAACAATAGACGTAACTCAATTACCGGATACTCAAAGAGATTTAACAGTATTATCAAACGAACAATTTAAAAATAGGAAATAATTTATGGATGATTTATATACAAAAAATCTATTGACTAAAAGATTTCAGACAACTATGATAGGAGCACTTTATGAATTTGAAAAATCTTTTGGATACCTATGGGGTCACGATAAAGACGAAAAAGATCTAACTGAAAAAGAGTTAGATTTTTTAGATAGGTGGGATATGGTTAGAAATCAGATCCTAAATAATGGCAATAATCAACTAAGAAAAACGCTAGCCGATCTTGCTAAAAATCACGGTAAGATTACATATAAATATAGATTTAATACTTATAGAAAAGAGGACGAACTATGAAAACTAAAACATTTAAGATAACAATTGACGGAAAAGAAAGAGAAATCTTAGTAAGATCTCCATCATTACAGGATCAAAAAGAAGCTACTAAAGTTTATAATCAAAGTTTTAGTGAAGCTTTAAAATCCAAAGCTGTAGTAAGAGCTAAATTAGATGATTTATTGATTGAACAAGGATTGTGGGATGGAGTTAAACAGGCTAAATTTACAGAACTTCAATCAGAAATATTAGATGGTGAACGTAAATTGGCTAAGGGCGGCATATCACTAAATAGTGCCAGAGATATAGCTCTTAGTATGAAAAAAACACGAGAAGAACTTAGAGAATTGATTAGTGTCAAAACTAATCTTGATACCCATACTGCCGAAGGCCAGGCCGATAATGCTAGATTTAACTACTTAGTTTCAGCCTGTACGGTGTATAATGATACTAAAGAGCCATATTTTAAGAGTTATGAGGACTATAACAATAGATCAACAGACTCAGTGGCTATATTGGCAGCTCAAAATTTAGCAAATATGCTTTATGGTTTGGATGATAATTATGAAGAAAAACTACCAGAAAATAAGTTCTTAAAACAATATAAGTTTATTGACAGTAAATTAAGACTAATCAATAAAGACGGTAAACTAGTTGATGAAAAAGGAAGATTAATTAATGAGAATGGTAGATTTATCAATGAACAAGGTCAGCTCATCGATAAAGATGGTAATTTGGTCGATCAAGACGGTGATTATATCGTTGAATTTAGTCCATTTTTAGACGATAGTGGTAAACCAATTGTTATTGAAAATGAAAAACCAAAGGATAAGGAAGTAGTCACAGATGTTAAAAATGAAACCGAAGAAGTTACGGAACCTTCTAATAGCGAATCTAAAGAATAATAATCATCAATTAATATCTGATAAATTATCCCCTCAATATCTTTATGGTATTGTGGGGATTTTTATTTAACGGAGACATAAAGTATTATGGCTAAAGGTTTTAATCTAACAGCACAAATCAATCTTAGAGGCCCCGGTAATCTCAAGCCAATAGTTGCAGAGATTAAAAGAGAGATTGGTTCCATACAGAGTAATGTGCAGGTTAAACTAGATAATCGATCTGAAAGATCTATATCAGTAGTTACTAACAGACTCAGAGCAATGAATGACATCCTTATTTCCGCCAAAGGAAATGCAGATTCTTTGAATGCGTCTTTTGCTGCTTTATCATCGTCATTATCTTCTATGAATAAAGGTAATAAATCTATATCTATTGATAAGGGTGCTGTTACCACTACCAGTCAAGTTGCAAAAAATATACAAGTAGCATCAACCGCTATTGAAGAATTTGGCAAACAGTCTGCATTAGCAGTTAAAAGATTTGCTGCATTTTCTTTTGTTACAACAGGAATTTTTGCATTAACTAATGCTATTACTTCTGGTTTTAAAGCTTTCGTTTCATTCGATAAAGAATTAGTAAAACTACAACAGGTTACTGGTCAAGGTTCAATAGGTATCAAGTCTTTAGAAAATGAAATAACTAGACTAGCAACATCTCTTGGTGTTAGTAGTGAAAGCTTGATATCAGTAGCTAGTACATTAGCACAAGCTGGTTTATCAGCAAAAGAAACACGAATAGCACTTGCTGCTTTGGCTAAAACTGAACTAGCACCATCATTTGATAGTTTAGCCGAAACAACAGAAGGCGCTATTGCTGCTTTGAGACAGTTTCAATTACAAGCAGAAGATCTCGAACCAGTTTTGGGTAGTATTAATGCTGTGGCCGCCGCATTCGCTGTTGAATCTGCTGATATAATTACAGCTATACAACGTACCGGTGGCGTATTTGCTGCTGCTAGTAAAGGTGTGACTCAAGGCAAAGATGCGCTCAATGAATTTATTGCCGTATTTACAAGTGTTCGTGCCACAACTCGTGAAAGCGCTGAGACTATTGCTACTGGTCTTAGAACAATTTTTACAAGAATACAAAGAAGCAGTACAATAAATTTATTGAAAAATTTTGGTATTAATTTACAAGATTTAGAAGGTAAATTCGTTGGTCCTTATGAAGCGGTTAAAAGACTTAGTGAGGGATTAAGTCAGTTGGATCCTAGAGATGTTAGATTTAGTGCTATAGTCGAGGAACTCGGCGGATTTAGACAGATTGGTAAAGTTATCCCTCTTATTCAACAATTTGCTACAGCACAACAAGCATTAGCAATAGCTCAAAAAGGATCTGGTAGCTTAACTGATGCTCAAATAAAAGCTCAACAAAGTCTAGCTAATCAATTAGCCAAAGTAAGAGAACAATTTTTAGCCCTTATAAGAGATATAGGACAGAGTACAGTTTTTCAAAGTTTATTTAAGATTGTTATAGGTTTGACTAGTAGTTTTTTAAGTTTAGCTAGCGCTTTTAAACCTATTCTACCGATATTAGCAGTATTTACAGCCATAAAGGGTGTTAGTGCCATTGGTCAGTTTGCTAGTGGATTTTTTGGAGGGATTAGAAAGGGTGGCGGCGCTAAAGAGGTTGGATCTAATATAGGATCAACACTAAGTGGCGCCAAAGAAAAAGAAGCCAATGATGTTAGAGCCAAAGCCACAACTGCTATCACCGAAAATACAAATGCTTTGAAAACTCTTACTACTGCTGTTAATTCATTAACCAGCGCCATAAATATTAAGGGACCAAGCAAACTTAAAGATGGTGGAAAAATATTAGGATTTAATAAGGGTGGTATGGTTCCAGGTAATGGTGGTGGAGATACTGTGCCAGCATTCTTAGAGGGTGGTGAGATAGTAATGAATAGGAAAGCTGTTAAAAAATACGGCGCTAATAACTTATTAAGAATGAATAGTTATGCTAGTGGTGGTATTATTGATATTAATGATAATATAGTTCAAAGTAATATTATTCCCAAAAAACAAACATATACTTTTGATAAAAAAGAGGGAGTGAACTTTAAATCGGGATTTATGAAGTTTAGTTCTGGAGATAAATTTAATTTTCAAAGAGAAAATAAAGATATTGATGTCTCTCAATATCCAAATAAAAAAGATCCGGTATATAGAAAATATCAAAAAACAGTAGCAGAAAATAAACCGATGGATAGAGGGTTAGCTTTTGAGAATATAGTAAATAAACAATTTAATGCTGATTTTGAATCATCATCATCATCAGATCAGTTCTCTAGACTAGATGGATTATATCATGGAAATTTAGCAGAGATTAGAAGTACGTCTTCAAGACTTTCTGATAGTATTCTTTCTAGAAAAGTTGTTTCTGGATCATTGCTTTCACAAAGCCCAGCTGAAAAAAAAGCATCCGAATATTTAAAATCTAGTATACTAACTAATAATAATGATAAAGTAAATTTTGGTAAAGTTTATGTATTTCAAGATGTTACAAATTTAGACAATATTTCTAAGAAAGAAGGACAAAAACAAAGACAACTTGGTATTGAGCAACTATATAGTGGTGAAATAATTCAAAAATTTATGGCCGGATCTCCCGGAGGCATTAATGTTCCCAGCGGTAAAGGACGAGGCAAAAAGGTTAAAAAAGGAGCACGAGGAAAATTTGAACATCTAACTTCAAGTCAACTTGAGTCTCTTTCTACCGATGAACTGATTGATTATGCTAACAGACAAATGTATCATATTATGACCACCGGTGGCAGCGGTATATCTCTTGGCAAAGAATTTGTGGAAGTACCAGAATCAAGAATAACGTCAGAACTTGAACAAGACTTAGTAACCCTCCCGGATGGTAGAAGAGGATTTTATAGAGAAAAAATTGCTGCGTTTGGCTCTGAAAAAGTTGCAAAATCTAAAAAATCAGAACAACAACAAAGAAGAGAAAAATTCTTTAGAACTAGTAGAGACCTATTAACAGCGTCTATGCAAGGGATTATGGCACCCGGTAGCGCTTTGCCAAAAGCTAAACAAGATGCTATATCTCCTTTCTTAAAGATGGTAACAGGTGACTATGCTTTAGGATTATCTGGTACTCCTAGACTTAAATCAGAGGAGGCTCCAGTTGCTTCAGCATCTTCCACACTATTAGCATCCATAAAAGATCCTCTGTCCGAATTTAGAAAAAGCGGAGGTCAAACTAGTTTGGCTGGAGTTATACCACCAGCAGCAGCAGAGAAGATAAAAGCGGCTATTCCAGCATATATTGAATCGTTGAAGAAAGAAAACGAAACTCAAAAAGCTGGAAAAGCTCAAACCGCACTAAAATACTTTGATGATTTTATTAATGGTGGAACAGCAGCTAAACCCGCCCACGCCACACATTTTGCAGAGACAATTAATCAAATATTAAAAGGTGGTCTAGTTCAAGGATTCGCCGGAGGTGGATCACTAACCCCTCAACAATTAGTTGGAGGGCCATTCCCCAAAGGCAGAACATCTTCACAAGGAGAAACATGGTCTCAAATTCTTACAAAAAGGGCTAGAGAATTAGATTTAGCAATTGATAGTGGTAGCTTAGTAATAGGCGGTAGAACAATTAGTTTATCAAAAGCTTTAACACCAACTCAATTAAGAGCTGGTACTATAGTTGGTAAAGCTGTTGGAAATAATGAAACAACAATCAAAACATTAGCATCGTTGAGAGAAAATATCATAAAAGAATATTTATCTGGACGACAAGAAGTAGACGAGGCAGACCCATTTAATCTAACAGAAGAAGAAAAAAGACTTGCTCGATCTATAGCTGTTGTTGGCATAGCTTCTGACTATAAGGCTGCTTCTAGACAAGTTTATAAAAAGGTAGGGGGTGTTCCTTTTAGTGTATCTATAGGCTCTTTAAGTGGAGCTAAATCCGAAGAAGTATTAGCTAAACTTAGAACAAAAGATTTTGCTAATTTACAAGAAGCAGCTAGCGAACTATTACCGGACAGACTTTTGGTTAATTTAACAGATCAGGATCTTAATAGACTCGGTAGATCCAATGCCGAAGGATATCAATTAGAAGCTATATTAGCACTATTAGGGGCTGCCGGAGGAGAATACAATGAAAGAAATAGAGCAGTAGATTTTGAAGGAGGATTACCACCAGATCTTGCTGCTTTATTTGGTGTTCCATCGGGCGTATTCACACAGGCTAAAAGAACTCTCAACTCAGATAATGTAGGTCATGCTATAGAGGGTATTGCTGCTAGATTATCTGGAGTTAGAATGGCTGCTGGCGGTCCTTTATCTAGTTTTGCATCTGGTGGTACTATACCAGCTATGGTTAGTAATGGAGAGGCATTTATTCCTCCGTCTCAAGCCAAGAAAATTGGATACTCTAAACTTAATAAGATAAATCAGGCTGATCGTAACGGAATGAATGGTTTTGCTGTTGGGGGAGGAATATTCAAAGGTCCAGGTAGTGGAACTAGCGATAGTATTGGACCAATTGATTTACCGGTTGGTGGTTATGTTATTAGAAAAAAAGCTGTTGATGCTTTGAATTCTAAATATAATAGTGGTGGTATAATTAGTGCAATAAGGGGATTTAAAGTTGGCGGACAAGCAAAAAAAGATATAGTAAGAGGACAAGGTAAAGTTTTAGAAAGCGTACAAGAAGCTGAAGCTGTTTTAGAAAATGTTCTTGGCGATATGTCTGAAAATATAGCAAATATTATTCGTAGTAAATTCAAAGGTATAAAAGACATAAAAGCTGGAGAAACCCTATCTGCACCCGATGTTAGGTCTAATAAAGCATTTGAAAAAACTACCAGAGGTCAGGCTATCCAAAACGTTAAAGCCTCTGCTATTGGTTTGCAAATTACTGGTGAAAAAGGAGGAGCAACAACAGAAACAGTTGCTCACGAAACTGGACATCTTGCTGATGTTGCGCTTGGTGGAGGTGAAGCATTTGCAAGTGAAATGGAAGGAACATTTCAGTTTGCCTTGGTTGATAAAATTAGAAAAGATATGGAAGATGAATGGAAAGCAGCGGGTAAAAGTTCTTCGGATATTGCAGGATATTTGAGTACTGGTAAAGAACTATTTGCAGAATTTTTTGCCAAAGCAAGCCCCGAAGTAAGAGCTATCATAACTTCAACAACTGATTCTAAAAAAGGCATGGCTTTATTAGCCGATCATTTACATGAGTTAGGAACTCATACTGTTGGAGGACTAGAAGCATCTGATATAGATCCTTTCATTGATGTAAAAAAATCTATGGCTCCACAACAGAAGGCTGCGTCTGTTACTCGTAAAAGTGTTGCTGCCAATGTTGCGTCTATATCTGCCACATCTGGTGATCCAGATTTACAGAATAATATCAAAAAAATGTCACAAGTTATAAAAGAAATAACCTCCACGCTTATTGGATTAAAAGCTGAAACAAGCAGACTAAGTGCTGAAATACTCAAAGAGACAAATTCGATTAAACAACTACAAGCACAAAATTCTGCTGGTCAAAAAGTATCAGGAGAATTGAGAGAAGCACATAAAAGACAAAAGGAATTAGTACAACAGCAAGAAAGCATTATACTACAGTCTCTACAAACAGAAGAGTCTTTAAATCAAGCTCAAAAAGATAAAACTAATTTGATTAAACAAGCTAGAACACAAAAATCAGTAGCCTCAGAATATGTTCAATCAACTCTCCAAACAGGAGAAAAGTCTTTATTTAAGAGTGGTGGGGGCGGCGGTGGCGGCCCACCAGATGAATTCGACTTCACCAACAGCAAAGCTGCTCAACAATCGTATGCGGACGAAGAATTTTTCAAATATAAAGCTCAACAGACTGGAACCTCCGAATCTGCTATTAAACTAGATTTAGCTCAAAAATTAGGTAAAAAGACATATGAAAATCAAACTTTCTTCAAGGGTAAAGTTTCAGAAGCACAAACTGGACTAGTTGCTAGAAGAGAATCGGCAATGAAAATTGGTCAAACCATAACTGAGGCACAAAAACAACTAGAATCAGCACCAAAAGGTTCAGCAGAAGCAGCAGCTGCGGCTACTCGTTTAGCAGATGCTCAAAGTAGATTGGCTGCTGAGAGTGAAGCGGTATTACAACAAATGATTGAATTAAGACCAGATTTAGCTGCTACTAAAGATGGTATGGATAAATTAGCAGCAGGAGCTAAAGAAGTAGCACAAGAATTATCAACTGGTAATTTACAATCAGCTCAAGAAGCTTTGAATAAAGCGGTACAAGGCACAGGAAAAAATGGAGGACTTTCACGAACAGAAGCACAAGCTGCGGCCAGAGCCCAAGTATCTAAAGAAACTGGCACAGATATTGGGTTATTAGAAAGACAATTTGGTGAGCGTGGCGTTAATGCTAGAATGGCTAAGACTCAAGAATTTGTTCAAAGTAGAGAGGGTCAAAGATTTGGCGCTTTTGCTCAGTTTGCTCCAGGATTAACCAAATCATTTGCTGGAACTCGTGTTGGTAAAGCACTTGGAACTGGGGCAGATTTTATCAGTGGCAAAGGAGGGGCTGGTAGTCAACTTTTTGCTAAGATGGGTGGATTTGGTGGTATAGGAAGCGCTGTTGCTGTTGGGGCAGAAGGTCTTAAACAACTTTTACCAAAATCAGTAACATCGGACCCTAATACTGCTGGAGCTTTGGGCGCACTTGGTGGAGCCGGTGCTGGAGCTGCTATGGGTGCTCAGTTAGGATCTTTTGCTGGACCAATAGGTACTTTGATTGGTGGTATAGGAGGCGCTCTTATTGGTGGTATTAATGGTTGGTTTAGTGCTAAAAATCAAGCTATATTCACTAATGCTTTAGAAAATATGGCTAAAAGTACTGGAAATCTAGATGAAGCATTTAAGAAATTAGATGCTGATGCTAGTGATGTTAATTTCCAAAATGCTCAAAAAGCATTTGGTTCAGTACTAGATGCAAGCAAAGATATTGAGTCTATAGCATTCAGTAAAGTTGGTTTTGAAAATATCGGTTCTACCTTATCTAGTGGTACCGATCAACTATCATCTGGAATTAAAGAAGGCGATATTGGTAAAATACTTATGGGCGGATTACAAACTGGTTTTGGTCTTAGTCCCGGTGGAATGCTAATGGACTATTTATCTACTCCATCAGAAGCTCAACGCACTGAAGCTATGGGAGTAATGGTTAGTGGAGCAGGACAACGACAAGAATCCGCAGTTAAACTTGCAGAAACTCAGATGAAAGGCAAGTCAACTGAGGAACTTGGAAAAATATTTGATAGTCTTAAAAATGGTACCGGAGAACTTAATCCTATTGTTGATCAATATGTTCAAGGAGCTCTCAAAGCAGCAGAAGCAGCAAATGGAACAAAACAACTTACAGCAGCACAAGAAAAAGCTATTACAGCTCAAGCAAAAGAAAGAGCGGCTCTTGATGCCTATATGAAAAAGAGAAAAGAGTCCGGAGCAACAGATGAGCAAATAACTAAGGAAATTTCATCAAATAGATCTGCTGCGATTAAAGAAGGCCAAGAAGCAGTAAGAGTTCAAGGAGAACTTTTTGCTAAACAACAATTATTAGCTCGTTCAACAAAAGAAATAGCACTAGCTACCGAAAGCTTATTAGATGTTTATAGACGAGTTGGAGCCAGAGCTCAAAAATTTGGCGATGAAATTTCTGATATGATGGATAAAACCCAATCAACAATTGATAGTTTGGGAGGTAAAGCCAGTGTTCAGAAAGTTGATCGTAGTGGATCAGAAAGAATCCTTGGTAATATGGCCGCTTATTCGTCTGATCAAGTTAAGATGGCTACAGATGAGATGGTAGGCAAACTTGGAGGCACTGAAGAAGCTAAAAATCTTGGACAACAAGCCCAAGCCGCAAAATTTTTACAAGATAAATTACCAGCAATGCTAAGGGCCCCTGGAGCTGATGCTGGAGATATTATTAAGAGTTTACGAGATCAAATGGGTACAATGGGCATAGGTGGAGATGCTGTTAATCAGATGCTAAAAGATCTAGAAATTCAAATGGGTAAAGAAAGAGAGGGAGGATTAGGAACATTAGCAGATGAAATAGCTCAGGGTGGTATAGACAAATTATCATCAACAGCAGCTGAAGCGGCTAAAACTTTACAAAATCTATCTAAAACTTATAATGATGCTTTACAACAGAGTATTGATCTACAAAATCAATATAATCAGGTTATAATGCAAAGTAACGAGTATATGCGTAAAGCCGGATCAATTAGAATTAATGCAGAGCTAGATTTGGCCAAAGCGCTAGGTAATAGTCCAACATTACAACAGCTGAATGAACCGTTTGATTTTGAGGTTAGAAATCTCACACAGGGTCTTGTGCCTGGCGGAACAACTGATCCAACAGCAATAGCTAATGGTATAGTAGCCGCAACAGCACAAAATCAACAATTACAAGCTGCTAATGTAACGCTGGGTAATGTGGGTATGGCTGGTGGTGGACCTGATGCTGGCGCGCAGCTCTTAGCAGAACAACAAAAAAATATTGCTGCTATTGGAGCTAATAACGTAGCTATAAATGAAGGTAGACAAGCACTGGAAAAATTAGCTAATGATGGTACTAAAGCGGCTAATGCATTATCTAAAATTCAGGAACAACAACGTCAAATAGAGGGCATAGGAAATAGATTCGAAAAAATATTTACTTCTGGTCCAGAAGAACTGTTCAAGATGAATAGACAATCAGCAGCGCTTGAATTGGCTAAAACTGCTGGAGCAGAACAATTTAAGAGTAGAACTTTCAGGCAAGATGCTTTTGCCGGACTAGAACAAGATAAAGAGTTCCTTAGCACAGAGGAATATCGTAAACAACGTGGTATGTTGATGAGAAAAAGTTTAGAAGCCCAAGGTCTTACTGGACAAAGTATGATTCAAAAGGGCGGAATTAGCATGACCGTGGATGATTTTATCAAACGTATCGAAGGTGGTGTTAGTGAAGAGGACCCAAATGTTAAAGCTTATAGAGAAGCTGTTGCAACTCAAGTCAAGGCGAATGAAGAGCTTGCTATGCTTAATGAATTACAAGCACTACATATTCAAGAAGCCATGATCGGCTTACAAACATTTTTAGCCACAGAATTTCCCAGAATATTAACAGAAGCTGTTAAAGATGCAAGAACTGATGCAGAGACTAAACCAGAGACTAAACCAACATCCAAAGCAGAAAGTGCCAAAGCAGAAGCGGAAAAGAAAAAACAAGATGCTGAAAAACAGACAGCTAAATTAGATCAAAAAATTAAAGATAAAGAAACAGAGGTTACAAAAGCAAAAAGTAAATTAGGATGGGAACAAGGAGCATCAACAGAAGTTGCTATTAAAGAACGTGAACTTAAAGATCTAAAACGCAAGAGAGATACACAAAAAACAATTAAGCAACAAGCTGAAGCCGAATCTGCTGCTGCTGATACTATGATACAGCAAGAGAAGCAAGAAAAAGAAAAAACCAAGGCTGAACAGAAAAAACAAGAAGATGCAACCAGAGCACAAAGAGTATCCACAGCAACAGCTCAAAGTGCGCAAGCTAGACAAAATCCACCAGCAACTCTAGATGAGTTAAACAAGAGAAAAGAAGAAATTAGAAAAAGACTACAACAGACTTCCGCTCAACAAAAACCACAAACAACAACTAGTACCACACCATCAACAACAACAGCTCAATTATCTCCAAGCGAGCAACGAAAAGCGAAAGCGAAACAAGAACTAGAAAAGATAGCAAAATCTGAAATATCAAGAATTAGCAAAATTAGAGATGATAGAAAAAAACAATTAGCAAAAAATGAAAAACGCTTAAAATATGCTAGAATTGCTGCTATGGGCGCTGGAACTCTAAAGGGCAATAAGAATGTTGAAGAAGCCCAAAGACAAGTAGATCTTGATAAAAAAACATTAGAAAAACAAAATATGCTAATTTCAGAACAAGAACAAATATTAAAACCACAACAAGAAGGCCAGATATCCGCAACAGTTAGTGGAACTAAACCAGAAGTTCAAGTTTCTCAAACCGCATTATCCCAATTAACACCACAGCAACAAGAAGCTATGAATAGAGCCGGTGTTATTGCACAACAACACCAAAAAGATATGGATGAATTGAGACGTAGAAAAGCAGCAGGAGAAACACTAACTAGTCAAGAACAAAATGCACTATCTGTAGACAATGCAGTTCAACCAGCAACCGAATCTGTTTCTCGTTATGGTAGTCCAGTTTCATCACCACCAGTCCCCTCAAGTTTACCACAAACTGTACAAAACGATAATCAAGTTAGAAGACAAACAGCCTTCACAACAACTCAGCCCACAGAACAAACTGGTCAATTACTAACTCTAGATCCAGCATCGCTAAAAGGATTGAATGAGTTCAATGCTAAATTTGGTGAATATGTTAATCAATTAGTTAGTTTTCAATTCCCAACTATACCAGAATCTATTAAGATGGAAGGTAATCATGTGGTTGATGTTCGAGTTAGTGGAGCAGCAGCTTTTGAAGCTCTACAACAAGGTATCAAAGATATGATTAATACCGTTGTTAGTGAAAAAATGGCATCTCTCTGGAATACTACTGGTGGTGCATTGGGAGTTAGACCAGGATCAAAACCATCATCCAAGGGAAATAAATAAAATGTCTATTATAGTTAGTTATAATAATAAAATTATAAAACCCGCACCGTCGATTTCAATTAATCCTGAAATTTATTATGCTAATGATAATATCATAGGATATACATATAATGTTACATTAAACGGATATGCAAATGCTATTGCGGCTACAGGTATACCATCAGAGAATAGTAATTTACAGTACGGGCCAGAATATACTGTTGATCATATCAAAACGATTACCGAGATATTTAATCTTAATGGTAAAAATTTATTAGTAAAAGATGGAGATAGTACTATATTCGCCGCTAGTGGCGCTAGTATAAAAACTATTCAGTTTAATCAATCTGATGATAAGTGGATCAATTACTCTCCCTTTACCATAGAATTAGAATTTAATGAGGTCAATCTTACAGGATGTTCTGGCAACCCAAATATTTCTTGTGATACTAGTATTTTTCACCAACTGCAAAACTATAATGTGGTTTCAGATCATTTAGTAGACTTCAAAAAATTTAAAATAAAAGCATTTAATGATCAATGGACTATTAATATAGAAGATGATATCTATAATCAATCGCTGGGATTTTATAACAATACTTTTAGAGTAAATTATGACATATCTGCCACAGGTAAACAGTATTATGTGAATGATAAAATAGTACCAGCATGGCAACAAGCCAGACTGTTTGTACAAGATAAGCTATATAAACAAATAAATAATCTTATTCAGGGCATTCTGCCTATTGAAAAAGATATTATTTCTAGTTGTGATGCCACCAGAAATATATCTATTTTGCACAAACTTTCAGCATCTGGTGTTCTTCCACGAGAATCTGGAATGTTTGACTCTATGGATGCTAACACCTTTGAAACTATAAAGGACTGTGGAACTAATCCTTTATATGATGTATATAATGAAAAAATTACATGTAATACTTCGGAGTCAGATGGAACATTCTCTATTCAGTATGAAGCTTTAATAAAGAGATATGATAAAACCAAGAATCCACTGTCTAATGCGGCATTGCACACTTTTAGTAAAACAGATAATGAAGGAAATGATGGAGGTGGTAAAACTGCATCCTTGGCCATACAAGGGACCATAACAGGATTAGTTAGAGGAGGATTTATATATTATAATGTTAGTGATTTTATATTACCACAAACTGGCACTTTAATCACTAGCGTTAGTGGATTAGAAAGTAAATACAGCAATGCTTATAGTTACTATATAGATAATGTTGGTGACACTTCTGATCTTAGAGATGATATTAAAAATAAATTAGGTATAAATAAAGCAGCATTATTTATAGATGTTCCTAATGCCACAGGAGAATATCCAAAACCATCTAATTTTAGTCTAGATCATAATTATCATAATGGTACTATTACATACAATGCTACTTATGATAGAGCTAATACATTATCGATAGATTCGGGATTTAATAATATAAGTATAGTTAGAAACGATCCTGTTGATATTATACAGGAGTTTGTGGTTCCTGGTCGTATTGGCGGACCAATAATCCAAAATTTAGGCATGAAAACATCAAGAACCATATCCATATCAATAGAAGGAGCATCACCATCTAATAGAAGATGCAATATTGATGATTTTTGTAATAGTCCTTTTGAAATTCCAATGTCTAACATAGATGATCTAATTAATCTAAATAATAATAATTGGATCAAAACCAAAGAAGATTACAATCATAATATGCTCGACGGTTCGTATAGTATTTCCTTAGAATATGTGTCAAGGTAAACGTATATGAGTACATATAAACCAGATATCAAAATATATTATGGGCCTATAAAAAATGAGAATAGGCTAATTCCAGCGCCAGATATGGATATTTCTGTAGAATTCAACTATAGTAATGAAACTATTATAGGATATACATATATTATTAATTTAAAAGGTGTTATTACTGGACTTGATCTAAGAAATCATACAGACAATGCTGTGGTAGAAAGTGAAACTTACGGCATTGGTGCTGTGATTGATCATATACATACTCTTAGAAAAATACTTAGTCAAAATGGTAGTGTTTTACATGTTATTAAAAACGATACTAATTCAACACATATTCTTAGAGCCAGGGGTGGTATACTTAGATCTTTTAGTATAGAACCATCGAGTAATAACTGGATACACTATGCTGAATATAGTGCTTCTATAGAGTTCAACCACATTGATTTTGGAGACACTCCTTCTTCGGATAACTGTTCTGTTTTTCTAGATAATTCTAGCTATAGTTTCTTATTAGATAAATATAAATTAAAGATATTTAGTGATAGTTGGTCTTTTACTTTTGATGAAAATGAAGCATTTAATAAATTACGAAAAAATGATGAAAATATAGATATGAATATTAATAATAGTGCATTTAATATTCAGTACACTATTTCTGCTACTGGCAAACATCATTGGGATTATAATGAAACAGAAGATTCTACAACAAATCACGATGCTAAATTATTACCAGCATATGAACAAGCTAAAAATTTTGTGCAAGAAAGATTATTCACACAAGTAAAAGGACTGATTCAGAATGTACTGAAAGATAACAGTATTTCAGCATGTAGTGGCTTGCAAACCCTATCCAATAACATAGTCCCTAGTGGATCAGGACTTATGGGCGGATTAGCGGAATATAAGGTATTTAATGAAAAAATTTCATGTGATATTTCAGAATCCGAGGGCTCCTTTTCTGCAACATATACAGCTATTGTAAAAACAACCAATACTCACGGAGCTTGGAGTTCGCCGGAAACTAAACACACAATTAATAAGTCTATTAAAAATACAATGGAATCTAATAAGAAAAATATTAGTATAAGTCTTAATGGCACTATTGAAGGATTAATAGAAGGTGGAATTATTAATAATCCAACTCCAATAGAATTACCAAATAAAGGAAATCTATTTATACACAGAGAGGCCAATAGTAATAAGTATAATAATGCTAAAAATTTATTAGATAAGCTGATACAAGTTTATGGGAATAATACTGGAGAATGCGATAAAAGAGACTTAAAGAAGCAATATAAAGATAATTTAGGAATAACCGCAGATAAACTAGGTACAACACCACAAATTCAGGATTGCATACCGGATCCACCACATCCTAGTACTTTTAACTTGACACACGATTATAATGCTGGTACTATTAATTATAGTATAGAATATACTAATAGCAAGTATTGTTCATCCAAATTTCAAGATATATCGATACAAATAACTAATCCTACAAAAGTTACTGCTGTATTTAATATACCAAACAGTAACAGTTGTGCGATTATTCAAGAACTTGGTACATACACATCGAAAAAGGTAACAATTACCATCCAAGGAATAGATAAAAGTCCAAAAGGAAAACCCTCAAAAATTGATATGGATTATATATTAGATAATTTTGATGTAAATTGTTATGATGCTGGATACTTACCAATCACCTTGCCACCACCAGGAACATATACTATAACACAAAAACAATATACCTCAAATCCATTAAATGGGTCTTTTACTATTAATTTGAGTTATACATGCAATCCAGCTTGTACATTATACGAGGATAAAAATAATGGCTGATATTATAACATCACCGATTAAATTTTTGAACTCTACTGTATTATCATTCAATACTAGTTTAGGAGTAGGAGCTACAGAAAGCACTCTTAATGTGGATCTAGTAGACGACTGCGAAGAAGGAGATGCTTTTTCACCAATAGCAGGATTAATAGATGTTGGCGCGCCCGTTTATTTTGATACTGGTTATGGTTTTAGTTTTGGCGGAATATTGACCAATTGGACAGTTAGTCAGGGTGGTTCTGGTAAAACATATAATGTGAAGGTATCTGATCCTAGACAATTATTAGAAAATTGCATAGTAATAGTTGATTCTTATTTAGGTTCTCCGGTTACTTCCGTAAATTACTTTAATGTTTATGCGGCATATGAGGGAAAGGTATTGAGCGAACAATGCAGTGTATTTGGTGATTCTGGTTCGTCTGAAAGAGGTATGCCATATAATAAAATTATCGATAAATTAAAAGAGATGTCTCCAATAGTATGTAGTCCCACAGGATTTTTGTTTAGTATAGATTTTAATTCTTTTCCACAAAACGTACCAGACTACTATCGAGTTTCTGGACCGTCTGTCACTATTTTACAGCTATTGCAAGATGTTTGTGATATTTTAGGTTTTGAATTTTATGTTACACTAAATCCTGGAGCTATTATTTCTGTTGGATTAATAGACTTAAGACAACCTCCACCCAGTTTTGCTTCTATTATTACTGAGTTTAATGGACAGGCTACAGAATTAAGTTATGGACAAGAATTAAGAAATGAAAAAACTAAAACATTAATTTTTGGAGAAAAACAACACTATCTTAGTTATGTAAATAATTTTAAGTTCTTTTTTGGCGAAGATATCTCTGGAGATCAACTAATACCAGTTGTCGCCTATGCAAAAAAAGGAGTAACTGGATTTTGGATTAGAAAAAGAATAGATGCTCTAAATGCTAGTTTATTCCAACCATTAAGTGGCGTAAGAGGTGCTGATATTCCACCAGAAGAAGAGGATGGGGATCCAACACCAGGACCACTTCAGGTTGGTCCCAACGGACCATATGAAATATCAGAATTAGATATAAGATCAGCAATGGCCTCTTTTGACTTATGGCATAAGAGAGCATTAGATCCAGAAACTGATAAAGTTGATGAGGGTCAGCCACCAGCTAATACACTAAATAACGCTATTAAACAAACATATTTAGAGTGTCAACAAGAAATAAAAAAAGCTCTAGAAGCTTTTAGGGCTAATGGTAATATCAATAACGCTGAACAATATAAAAAATTAGTGGATATGTATCTTAATCCAAGACAAGGTGGAGCAGAAATGGGCAAACCAAAACAACTAATGGACTTAGAGGCTATTCATAGATTTGTACAAAATCTAGGCACAACCTATTATGGCAAACAATGGTTAGTTCCATTAAATCAAACCATATGTTATCATCAGGGTGAAAAATTTCAAGAAAAAATCTTTACGGATGTTCCAACAAACGAGGGTGGATGGGTAGATGGAGATGTTCCAGTTTTGGGTCTTAGAGATCCAGAACTCGGATTTTTTAGATCAGATGATAATAGAATTAATGCTTTTGCTATATTCAATGTTGCTGGTAAATTTGATATTCCAGAAGGTGGAGCGGCAGGAAAGCTAGAAAATAAAGTTCATGCTGAGGGCGAAGGCTCCGTATCAGATACACCAATTACACCTCCACAATAATATAGAAAGATAAATATGGCCGGAGTAGAGTGTGGAAAATTAGATTTAACTAAACTACCATTAGATGAAATTATTCATATTAATGATGCTGCTTGGATTAGAGCAGAAGTTGATGAAAAAATTTATTTCATTGGGAATAGACTATATGCTGTGATTAAATTTGGCGATATGTGTGAGGCTACTCCGTGCAACGATCAAGCTAATTTAAAACCAGAATTAGCCAATTTGGTGTCTGATGGTGACTCGTCTTATTATCGTAATACCGCAAATCCTCCAGACGAGGGAAAAGCCACCTCTCTTAGTCAAGGTGTAAATGAGAGTAACCAGAATGGTCAAAATATTCAAGTTGCTCAGGGAGCAGTAGATGCCAATGCGATAAATGCTTTATCATGGACTCCTGCTGCTGTTGCTCCTGCTGCGGCTGTTATTCCGATGAAAAGCAATATAGCAACTTATGGACCATATGCTTCTAATAATTTTGGATCTAGTTGTGGTGGAACCCAGGTAGAAATAAATAGTGATTTGTGTCCTTGGGTATACGGATCAGTACAAGCAATGAATACTGCTGGTAGATCAATAGTAGAATCTTCTGCTATCGGTTTAGTAAAGTCAGAAACTGGAAGTGTTACTGTTCCTGGTATGCCAGCCCTAGGCAATCTTGGTATGGCTTTGGGTGGAGCAGGACCCACATTGTCCTCTATTAATTTTAGTTATGGATCTCAGGGTATATCAACAAACTATGAATTTAGAACCTATACACCCAAATTTGGTTCTCTTAATAGACATCTATTAGATAAAGTAAAAGATATTACAAGAAATCGTAATGAACAAATCAAATTTTTGCGTAATAATCAGATTACTCAAAATAAAATTAGTAGAAAACTGAAAGCGACTAATCCTCCAAGAGTACAAAAAAATAATGGGGGAACTTTACAAAGAGTACTAGTTGGAGAAATATATGATTGGTATAAAGTAGGAAAAGATCAAACAAATAATGATCTTTATGGTCAAACTACTGTGGTCGGAATATCTACACTAAGAAAAAGTGTAGAAGAAATGACGTTTAACTATGCTAAAAAAGCATATGTTAGCTTAGATGCATTATATGGTCCTGTATCTATCAGTGGAGATGGTGGTTTACCAAGATATACAAGCTTTGCTCCTGATGGACATAAGTCTTCTCCAGTATCTCCTATGCCACCATTTAGTGTAACCGGAGATTGTAGCACTAGATCAATAGTTCATGAACAGTATAATACTAATATAACACAAAAATATGTTAATCCACTAACTAATAAGTTTGGTGAGAATGAACATCATCACAAGGGCAGTGGTGTTGGGCACAGTATTGATTTAATAGGCAGAGGGGACACTGTACCACAAGAAGGATTAATTAATAGTTTATATTCTTCTGCTGATGATGAACAAAAATACGCAAAAGATTATAGATTTCTGGGTATGAGGGGGCCAATAGTGCTTCATAGTTGGGGTTATGATTTAGATGGCAAACCAATTCCAAACGAAGCGGATACAGATAGTGATACCTCTACGGGTAAATTTCAAAAGGAATCTTTAAAAGATAGATTTTTACCAAATTGGCTACAAAAACCAGCTACATGGCCAGCAGCACCCATTGATCTCAGATTTGATAGGGAAAGAGGTTTATGGGTAAGTCCGCAATCATATAAAATTGTTGTTGCCAAAATCGTCGAACCTGTGGAGTGTTTTGGAGAAGGAAAGGGTGTTGTTATTCCTTATGGTAAACAACTTTTTGATAGAGAAGGAGTAAAAATAAATCCTATCATAAATGAGGAAAAATGTGATTCTGAAGCGATTAAAGAATATGAATGGATAGTTATTAGCCTTGGTTCATGTAATCCTGATCAATATTATTGTTGTCCAAAAAATAATGGAACAGAATTCTTTTGCGTAAGATCAGACGAGGCTTCTTTTTGCGGTAGGTCAAATGCTACTGCTGGACCGTTTGATACTCTTGCCGAGTGTCCGTGCGATAAAGATAGTAGTAGTAGTAGTAGTAGTAGTAGTAGTAGCGATGATGGTATTGAAGTTATTACTGATTTATCGTTAACAAGTGATGGACTTGTAGCAACCCGTAAACGCATCATAGTATCATATTCTACGGATATTGATCCTATTATTATAGAGACAAACTCTTGTGAAAGCAGTAGTTCTAGTAGTTCTAGTGATAGCAGTAGTTCCAGTAGTAGTAGCAGTTCCAGTAGTAGTAGCAGTTCCAGTAGTAGTAGCTCTAGTAGTTCTAGTGATAGCAGTAGTTCCAGTAGTAGTACCAGTTCCAGTAGTAGTAGC